GAGAAGCAAGCCGGGGCCGATGGCCAACCTGGGGCTGCTGGTCCGGCTGCTGGCCAGGACGGGAATCCTGTAAACGTTTCCAAGAATCCGGAGCCAGAATCCTCACTTTGGCTGGGATTATCGCGTCAACAGTGGCAACGGAACCGCAAGGCCGTGAGCGATGTGCTGACGGATTTCGCAGACGGAAAGACCCGGCGTTCGGTCGCGGTCGCTCTGCTGCGTGCTATCGGGATGCCGGAGCAAGGGATCCAAACGATCCTTCGGGATGCGTCAGACGGGCAGATCGATTCGCTACCACCAGAGCAGATGGAATCTGTCCAGGAGGCCGAGAGAAAAACACTCAACCGTCCCTTTCGTACGTCGAATGGTCCTAAGAAATTTGCGGTCTACGTCAAGAACGAAAAAGGGAACGTGATCCGGCTCGGCTTCGGTGATCCGAAGATGAAAATCAAGCGTGACAATCCAGGAAGCCGTCGAGGGTTCCGGGCTCGGCATAACTGCCAAGACCCAGGGCCGAAGTACAAGGCTCGATACTGGTCCTGTCGGTTCTGGTCGAAGCCAAGCGTCTCGAAACTTCTGCGCGAGTCGGTCGAGGAATTCATTCCCTGGGACGGCAAAACGTTTGTTCGGGAGTCGTGGTTGTACAAGCAGAACCCAAGGCTGCTTGAAGTGCGCGACGGAGACGGTGACGGTCTGATCGATGATGGAAAGCCGAGTCAAAGGGCAGCAGAGCCGAAGGAAAAAAACAAGGCTCCGAAAACATGGACCGCAAAGGTTTTGAAGTCTGGAAGCGGTGACGGATCGATTACTGACAAGACTGGCAAGAAGTGGAAAGTCGAACACACGGTCAAGGAAAAGGATGGGGAGCATAAACACGTTTACTCGATCGTCGACCCGGAAACAAAACAGTCAGCCGGTAACGCTGAGACGAGTTGGGACCGCAACCGCATTATGTCGGTCGGAGTCTATCCAGAGTTCCGAAGGAAGGGACTCGCGTCAAGCCTGTATGACCACATCGAAAAACATATCGGAAGCCTAGAACAGAACTGGGCTGTAACCGACGACGGAGCAAACTTTTGGAAATCAAGAGCTAAACCGACCGAGGGTTCTCAGGTAAAGCATAAAACGACTGACTGGATACCCGACAAGCCAAAACAGATATCTAAGGTCGAAAAAAAAATTGCCGCTATGGAAGCATCTGGCGAGGGTGATCCGGACAATGAAGAGTATGCTGCCAACACGTTTATCGCAACAGTTTTAGACCAGCATGAAAACGGCAAGTTATCGGCTCGCAAGGACTGGCGATTCTCGTACGTCCTCGATAAGACCGGTATGCCTACGGCTGCCGGGTCGATGAAGCGAATCAGTGACGACACGGCTGAAATTTCGGCGTTAGGTTCGACGATAAAAGGAGGAGGTACGGCTGTCGTCGCTGATCTCGAACGGCAAGTGAAGCAGGACTGGAAGGGTGTAAAAAAAATCGTCTTAACGTCGACCGCTAGCGATTTTTACAACAAGGCTGGTTATCAGCCCCAGGGCGGCTCAAAGATGGCTAAACAGTTTACCGAGGCCAAAGACGGGGACGGAGACGGTCTGATCGATGACGGCAAGCCAACACAGCGACCAGCACCGCCGAAGGAAAAGAAGGCTTATGGCAAGAAATCCCCTGGATTGAAAGACGCCGCTGCGTTGTCGCTTATGAGCTTTTCTGAGCTAGAAAAGTTTGAACGCAGTGTTCGAATGAATCGAATCCGGATGAAGTCTGAGGACTATGTGACGCAAATGAAAGACGTTGCATTGACTCGCTGGCAAAAGCACAAAGAGCACCCGGAGTACGTTAGACTTACTGGCCTGATGGAACGTGCCGCAGCAGGAGAGACGTTTGACGAAGTGCAGGGCTCGGGCATGAGTGCTTCTGAGTACTTCTCTAGCAAGCGAGCAGAGTTCAAACTCAGTGCCTCAGAAGAATTTTTTAAGGCAAATCGAGCAAAACATATCGCGGAGCATGCTAAGGGGGTTCGCAACGCGCTCAAGGACAAGCGGGAAGTACCGGACGATATCCTGCGTGAGTACTTGCAGTCAGATTGGATGCCAAAGGACATTCGAGATCGTCTACTGGGTTCCTCGGAGAAGGATGCTGAACCCCCGAAGCCAGACAAAGAGCCTAAGAAGGAGGTCAAGGGCAAAGAAGATGAGGGCTTGAAGATAGAAAAAGCCAAGCCTGCACTACAGAACGAAACTCAAGAGAGGTTCTATCGACGCGAGATCGATTCATTTACGACCGCCGAAAGCCAAAATGAAGCTCGACAAAGGATCAAGACGCTAGCGAATGATTCAGAGATCGGTGGGCTTTCAAAAAAGATGGGCGCGATAGGAGGCGCGCGACAAGCTGAGGCCAAGAAGCTCCAAACTGAAAGGGAAGACTTGGTATGGAAGGCTAGGGCAGAAAGAGACGAGGATCAATCGGTCATTGAAAAGATGATCGAAAGCAATGCCCCTGAAAGCGAGATTAAAGCAAAGGAAGCTCAAAAAAGGCAGTCTTACCAAGAAAAAATCAACGCTGCATTTATTGTGTTCGAAAAGAAAAAGCGCGACTTGAAAGAGAAAGGATTGAAAGACATTGTCGCGGAGCTATCTGTCCCAGAAGACCAAAGGCTGGATCTTTCCACCAAAGTATCATTCAAAAAGCAAAAGCGCAAAACACAGTCAGGAGCTGATGTATCGGCTGAGGAAATGAACCAAAGGGTAGATGAAGCTAGGGAGATGATCAGCAAAATCACGGCTAAGCGTCCAGGTCTTGCTAGCGCTGAAGTGCAAATCGAAATCGACCCTAAAAACAAGAGAGCTTTTTACAGTTTAGCTCGAAAAACTGTTGTCGTCGGTCCAACCTCTGGCGTTAGCACTATAGCGCATGAAATCGGTCATGCGTTGGAAATCCAAGAGCAAGGCCAGACTACGAGGTCGAAATCATGGCTGGCCGTAGCAAACGAAGGTGGAACAGTTAAAACGATAGGAAGCAATTCGAAGCGAATCGGTGTGAGGTCTGAGGTTTACTACGCCAACAAAAACCTAGCTGAACATGCTCAGTATGCTCGAAAATTGTACAACTCAGAAGCCACAGAGCTTGTCTCGCAAGGGTTTTCGAGGCTCATCGACGATCCAGCGGAACTGGTTGCTGACGACGCACACTTTAGATTTTTCATGGGCTGGTTGAAAGGAAAATAGGAATGCAATTTTTAGTCGAGGTTGATGAAATCGATTCAGCGATATTCGAAGAGTCTGGAGAGTTTGAGGCCAGTAGCGAGGAAATGAAATCGCGAGTGGATGCACTCCTGGAGGTGTTCGAAAGCAACGAGATGAGCACAGTTGGCCAACAGCTCGCAGCGTTCGTTGCGGAGGCTATGGAGGGCGTTGTGTCTGTGATCGGATCCCCTGAGAAGGATCAGACTGAGTTGTCGGAATCGCTATCCGGTCGGCAAAAAGCAATCCTTGAGGCATGGAAAGACTACCCCTGATGCCTGAGTTCAAGGAGCGAACAACCTACGAAGAGCGCATGACCGACGCAATGGAGAAAGTCTTTGCGGCTGCTCTGGCCGTGGCTGCTGACGGTATCGAGGCGGTCAACGCTGCAATAAAAACAGCATTGAAAAAATACGTTGGGCCGATCCTCGAAGAGATTCAGCGCCGGGTGATAATCATCCTGCTGCTACTCTTTGGTGACGATGATCGAACGTCCTCGGTACTCGGTGACAAGCCGGACGAGGGGCCGATTGCTGACGACTTGACAAAGAAGGCCGCGAAGCGAGCCGAGAAGCAAACCGATGACCTCGGGGACCAAATGGCCGACACGAACCGGTCTTGGTCGAGGGAATGGAACCCGGACGATCAATCGTTCGAGGACTGGTCTAGGGACAGGCTGTTCCCTCCGTCGCGCGCCGAGACCGTAGCGATCACAGAAACGACCACGGCGATATCACTGGGCGAGCGGGATGTGATCGACACGATCGAGGATCTAGGGGTCGAGATCGATGCTCTGTGGTTCACCAAGCGCGACGAGCTAGTTTGTCCAGTCTGCGGTCCGCTTCACAATCAATCGAAGAGCCAATGGGAGAATGATTTCCCGGTCGGGCCACCTGCGCACCCTCGATGCCGGTGCTTCCTGGTTTACTATGCTAGGTGAGCAGTGCCAGCGTAGAATTTTGCATCATGAGCAAATTTTTACGTGAATCGCAAAGCGGTATTGAACGAGTCGACACCCAGGCCGGAATCATCTACGGCGTGAAGGTACTGGGGCCACGGTCCCGGAACGGTCGCGTCTATGAGGATGCAGCGATCCGCAAAGCCCTCCCGCTCTACGAGGGCGTGACGGTCAATATAAACCATGTTCGCAACGACCCGACGACCAGGGCGTACCAAGAACGGCAGATGCAAGACCGCTGGGGCGTGCTTCGCAACGTGCGGTACAGGGAAGGCTCGATCTATGCAGATCTGCACTACATCAAGAGCCACCCAATGACAAAGCAGCTCGTTGAGGCTGCAAAGCGATTCCCTGAAATCTTCGGGCTGTCTCATGATGCCGGTGGGGATGAGCAAATCATCGACGGCGAACGTCGAGTGGTTGAAATGTACGAAGTCAAGTCGGTCGATGTAGTTGCCGATCCAGCGACGAACGAAGGGCTGTTCGAGAGCTACCAACCGGTCGATCCTGCATTCGC